CAAATTAATGACTTTAATAAACTCGAAAAAAAATACATTGATAAGATAAGTAAATTAAAGAGTGATAATAGAGTCTATAAGATTCAAAATACTAAGCTCATAAATAAGAACATAAAATTAAATGAATAAATCCAGGAATTAAAAAATAAAGTAAAACAATTAAGCAATTATTCATTTAATAAGGAGGTGGAATAATGTATAAATGTAGTGAATGTGGTGAAATATTTGATGAGCCAAAAAGATATAGTGAAGATAGAACACCAGGTGGAAGTTTTGAGGGTGGCTCATTTATAGAACATTTTCTTGGTTGTCCTATATGTTCAGGAACATTTGATGAAGTAGAAGAATGTTCAATATGTGGTGAATATAAGTTCCCTGAAGATTTAACTGATACTACAGGAATGATTAATGGGGATTGTGGTTATTGCTGTGGGCAATGTCTTGAAGATAATGGCATTAAAGAATTATAAAAAAAGAAAGGAATGAAACAAATGAAACTAATATTATATGGAGGAAGAAGTTCAGGAAGAACTTGGTTAAATAATAAGATTAATTTTAAAGGCAAAAAGAAGCCTAATTTTAAACATAAGCCAATCATATACCAAATATATGATTATCTTAAAGAAAACGCAGTAGGGTATGAAAAACGCCTTAAATCGAGCGTGATAATGGAGCAGTTTAATATAACTGACAATACTACATTTAGAAACTATATTGAAGAAATACGTCAAAGTGACGTTTTACAAAAGATAGTATGTAGTGAAGCAGGTTATAAAGGTGGTTATTGGATTGCAACTAATGAAGAAGAAGTTAATAATACATTAAATCACTTATATAAAAGAGCAATGGAAATGCTAAAAACATACTCAATAATTAAGAATAAATATAAATTAGATGGTCAATATCGAATTAAAATGACTAAATATGAAAAAGATATAATTGAATCATTAATTAAGGAGGGAAAATGAAAAAGTTATTTAAAGAGCAAAAAGTAAGTTTATATAAAGTTACAAGAGATTTAAAATTAGATAATATGAGATTATATCGTTACGCTGATGGAACGTGTGATATTAAAAATATGCCTTTAAGTTTATTAAAAGAATTATCAGTTTATTTTGGAATGGGAATATATGAGTTATATATTGCTATGATTGAATATAAAAATGGAGGCAAAAATGAGTAATAAGGAAAAATTACAATTAGAGCTAGAGTGTTTATTAAAATATTCAAAAGAAGAAATGATAGAAAAATATATTGATGAGTTTGAAGAAAACGCAAAATTAAGTGATTTATGGTGTAAAAGTCAACAAGAAAACAAGCAACTAAAAGAAGATAAAAAGAAAGCAAGAGAATATATAAATAAAAGAATGATACACGAAGGAGAATATTATTTTAGAAAAGCAAAACATTTTAGAAATACTGAATTTGGTAAAGATTTACTGCAACTTTTAGGAGATGAAAAAAATGAGTAAAGATAGAAAAGAATATTTTAAAAAATACAATAGAGAATATTATTCAAAACATAAAGAAGAAATATTAAAAAAACAAAAACAATATCAAACTGAAAACAAAGAAAAAGTAAGTGAAAGACATAGAAAATATAATCAAAAAATAAAAGCAGGTAATAGCATATTAACTGAATTAGAAAAAAAACTAAATCAAGAAATTAATGAAGGTAGAAGTGAAGAAAATATTTGGTTAATGGGTGTTTATGATTATGCAAAAGAAATATTGTTTTTTATACAAGAGTTAAAGGAGGAATACAAATGATAGACAATTTATTAAATGATGGCTATTATGTTAATGTTTTATCAAATAATGATTATCAAGAAAGAATAAATGGATTAGAAAAACAAATAAAAGGTAAAAGCAAATATGATGATACAGCAATAGTATTTACTTATTTACCTTATAATAAAGAATTTTATGTTTTTAAAGATTATAGCAATGGTTATGAAGATGGTTATGAAGATTGGGATTTTGAAATAATAGTAGTATATAAAGGAATACCATTTTTAATAATTGATTGTGGAAGCAATTAGGAGGTATAGACAATATGAAACAATATAATTGCAAAAATTGTGGTGCTCCAATAGAACATACTTATAATCATACGTGTCCTTATTGTCATTCAATTTGTGATTTCAACGAGCCTGAAGAAAATATAGTTGAAGTCAAAGCTGAGGATTTAGTTGATATAAAGCTAAAGGAAATTAGAAGAATACCTGAATATGATAATATTCAATTAGTATTTGTAGGATTCAAATGTCCTATGCCTAAAGTATATGAATTTGATGGTAATGATATTTATAAATCAAGAGCAATAGAATATATTAATCCTCCAAAATGTGGGATTGTTGTTGAATTATCAAGATATGAAGTTATGAAATATGGACTTGATTATGTTAAATCAGTATTACACAATTCAGGAATAAGATATAATGAATTAGATAAGATTATTCCAGCAGTAGCGTGTAAAATTAGGGAGGAATATTATGTATAAAGTTAAGGAGGTGAAATGATATGCCATTTAAAAGTGAAGCTCAAAGAAAATGGGCGTACACAAAACAGGGAACTAAAGCATTAGGGGGTATGGAAGCAGTAAGAGAATGGGAAAGAGCAACAGGAAATAAAAAATTACCAAAAGTTGCTCCAAAAAAGAAAGGAAAATAATATGAAAATACTCACTAATAAAAAATATAATGAATTAACTGAAAATTTAGATTTATACAAAAAAATAGTATATGCTAAAGATATTACAATCGAAAAAAATAATAAAAAAATAAATACAGCTAATGAAATAATAAATACAACAAATCAATTAAATGAAAAACTTAAAGAAGCAATAACAATAATAAGTAAAGCATATATTAAAAAATTTAATGAATGGCTTAATGTAAAAAAAGAACTTACTAATATAAAAAAAGCAAAAGGGGGTTATAATAAACAAATTAATCGATTACAAGAGAAAGTAAATCAATTGCAAAAAGAATTAGAAGAAACTAATCAAAAATTAAAGGAATCTATGACTGATAAATATTTAGTCAAAAAGATTCCATCAGGAAAAAGACCAAAGACTATTTTTACTAAAATAAATAATAGTTCAGTTCAAAGTAATATTGTTAAAAATATGTATAAGGAGGGTTAATTATGTTAGGATTTATTATTGGCTCTATATTAGGGTTAATAACAGGATTCGTAATTGGAGCGTTTATAATGTGTTGTTTATTTGTATCTAAAGAAAGTGATTTTGATGGAACAAGTAACAAAACACGCTAAAAAAAGATTAAGAGAACGAATCTCAGTTTCAAAACGCCAGGTTGAATTAGCAATTAAAAGAGGGAATAATGTTAATGATTATACAGGAAGTTTTAGACGTTATTTAGATAAGATTAAATATAAAGACGTAAATTTTCATATAAAAATATATGGTAATCACATTTATATTTTTAATCCTTATTGGTATTTAGTAACAGCTTTAACTATTCCCTCTAAATATTCTAAATATAAAGTAAAAGAGGTGAAATAATGGATTTATATAATGAATTACAAGATAAGATTCAGGAATTGAATGATTCAATAGAGGATTGTAGGCAAAAAGGAATAGAGTATAACGAGGCTGAATATCAATATAAAATTACACTTAGAATAGAAGCGTTAAAATTAAGAAATGATGAAAATATGCCTGTTACTTTAATTAATCAAATTATATTTGGCGTTCCTGAGGTTGCTGATTTAAGAAGAAAACGTGACATAGCTGAAACAATGTATGAATCAGCAAAAGACAAATCAAACACATTAAAATTGCAAGTTAGAATCTTAGATTCTCAATTACAAAGAGAATATAATAATAAATATGGAAATTAAAAAAGCCAGGGGTGAAATCCTGGCAAAAAAGAAAGTAGTTCACGAAAACAAACTGAACAACTTGTAAAGAGTTACCTTTACATAATTATATTAACATAATTCAATAATTTTGAAAAGTGTTGACTTAGTTCACGTTAAGGTGTAAACTTAAATTACACAATAGGAGGTGAAAAAATGTATTTACTAAAAGATGGATTAGATATTCAAGTAAATAAAACGTTAGCAAGTGAAACAATTGGTGTAACAAGAGAACATTTAACTAACATACTAAATAGAAAAAAGACTTGCTCTAAAATATTAGCGTATTGTATTACTAAATATTTAAGTGAAAATGCTGAAATAGAAGATTATTTTATTAGAAAGGAAGAATAAGATGGAAAAGTTAAAAAGTCCTGCTATAAACTTCTATACAAGTGATTTTATGACTGGAACAATATTTATGAGCAATGAGGAAGTTGGAGCATATATAAGACTTTTATGTATGCAACACCAAAAAGGACATTTGAACGAAAAAGAAATGTTACAAATATGTTTATCTCAAGAGATTTTAGATTCAGTTATGACTCATTTTAAAAAAGACGAAGATGGATTATTTTATAATGAACGTATGGATTTTGAGAAAGAAAGACGTAATAATTATGTAAAAAGTAGGTCAAATAATAGAAATAAAGGTGATTCACAAAATACTTCCATTTATTTGATGATTGATAAACTTAATAATATTGTTAAAATTGGGAATAGTAATAATCCTGAAAGACGTTTAATTGAAGTTAGAAACTATTATAAGAATAATAATATTTATTTATATGCTTATTGTGAAAATGAATCACAAAAAATAGAAAAAGAACTTCACGATTTATATAAAAGCAAATGGTGTTATGATGAATGGTATAAATTGAATGATGATGACATATCTTATATCATATCAACGTATCATATGAAATTACATATGACTAATCATATGATTAACGATATGAGTAATCATATGGAAAATATAATTATAAATATATTAAATAATAATAAAAATATATCTAAAGAATATATATTAGAATATTATAGTAATAATATAAATAATAATATTAGTAGTATTGAATATCAAAAATTAGAATATTATATAGAATTATTTAAGAATGATTTAAGAATTATAATTTATGCTATTGAATATTGTAAGTTATATAAAGCATTAAGTATAAATTATTTAAGTAAAATTTTATATAATTGGGAAAAAGCAGGATTTAAAACGTTAGAGGACGTTAAAAATGCTGAAAAAGAAAAACCTCAAGTTGAAGAATCAACTAAAGAGAATGAAGAATTATTTGATTATGATTGGTTAAACGATAATGAATGATTGAAATATAAAATTCATTATGTTATAATTAATATAGTGCTAAGGTTAAAATAGATTTATTGTAGGTGTTGAGCCTTAGCACAATAGGATTAAATCAACGCTTACAATAAGTCTATTTTTTATTAGACAAAAAAAGAAAGGAAAGAAAAATGGAAACAAAAAAAGAAGAATTGATTGTTGTTAAGCAACTTCCAATAATCGAAGAAAGGTTAAAATCATTAAGTGATGAGATTGACGTAAAAGTTGCAAATGCTATGGAATTAGTAGTTAGTGATGAAACTATTAAAGAAGTAAAGAAAGTACGTGCTGAATTAAACAAAGACTTTACTGAGTTAGAAACTCAAAGAAAAATGGTGAAAGAAAGAGTCCTAGCTCCTTATGAAGCGTTTGAAGAAATTTACAAAAAATATGTAAGTGAAAAGTTTAAAGACGCTGATAAGAATTTAAAGATTAAAATTGATTCAGTAGAAACTGCTCAAAAAGAAGCAAAAGAAAAAGAAGTTAAAGAATATTATAGTGAATATGCTATTAGTGAAAACGTAGAATGGTTAAATGATTCACGCTATTATCAATTAGCAAATATTAATATTACACTTTCAGCAAGTATGAAATCATTAAAAGAATCAGCAAAAGGATTTATTGATAAAGTTATAGACGATATTAAATTAATCGAAACTCAAGAACATAAAGAGGAAATATTTGTTGAATATCAAAAAGAATTAAACGTATCTAAAGCAATTACTGAAGTTACTGAACGTTATAAGAAACTTGAAAAAATGGAAGAAAAGAAAATTCAAGAAGCTGAAATTAATAGACTACAAGAAATAAATGAAAAGAAAATAAAAGAAGTAGCTCCAGTAACTATAGAAGAAGTTAAAGAAGAAAAAGTATTTGAATTAAATTTTAAAGTATTTGGAACTAAAGAAGAATTATTAGAATTAAAATCATTCTTAGATAATGGAGGTTACAAATATGAATGCTAATGATAGTAAACAAGAAATTGTAGTAAAATACAAAATTGATGATAACGAAATTAAATTAACACCAAAGTCAGTTCAAGAATATATTGTTGGAAATGACAATGGTAAAATAACTATGCCTGAGTTTAAATTATTTACTGAATTATGTAAGGTAAGAAAATTAAATCCATTCTTAAAAGAAGCATATTTGATTAAATACAATGATTCAACACCTGCTACAATAGTTGTAGGAAAAGACGCAATTATTAAAAGAGCAGTATTGAATCCAGCGTTTAATGGAATGGAATCAGGAATAATCGTAACTAATGAAAATAATGAAGTAATTGAGCGTCCTGGAACGTTTAAATTACCAAAAGAAGAATTAGTTGGAGCGTGGGCTAAAGTTTATAGAAAAGATTGGGAATACCCTATATATCAAAGCGTAAGTCTTAGTGAAAGTATTCAAACAAAGAAATCAGGTGAAGCAAATTCAAATTGGACTAAACAGCCAAGCGTTATGTTAGAAAAAGTAGCTAAAGTTAGAGCATTAAGAGAAGCATTTGTTGAGGATTTATCAGGAATGTATGAAGCTGAAGAAATGAATGTTGATTTACCTAGAGAAAATGAAAAGACAGGAAAAGATAAAGTAACTAATGTAAAAGACGCTACATTTGAAGAAAAAGTTGAAGAAGTAGTTCCTGAAAAGGTTACATTTGATGATTTGAATTAATTATGATATAATTAATATATCGAGGTAACAATGAAAGAAAGAATAAATATTATTAGTACAGGCTCAAAAGGTAACGCTGTAGTAATTGATTCAAAAATGATGATTGATTGTGGTGTGAGTTTTAAAAAGTTGGAGGGTGTATATAAAAACCTCCAACTGATTCTACTCACTCATATACATAGTGACCATTTTAATAAAACAACAATAAAAAATATAGCACTTGAAAGACCAACACTTAAATTTGTATGTTGTGAATGGTTAGTTAAGCCATTATTAGATTGTGGGGTTAAATTAAAGAACATTTTCTTAGTTAATCCTGGTCATAAATATAAAATTGGAAATGAATTAATGATTGAGCCTGTAATGTTATATCATAACGTTGATAATTGTGGTTATAAGATAGAATATAAAAATAAATTATTATTTTATGCTACTGACACTTATTCATTAGAGGGAATTAAAGCCATAGGATTTGATTTGTATATGGTTGAAGCCAATTATACTGATGATGAAATAAAAGAGCGTATAGAGGCTAAAATTGAGGCTCATCAATATATTTATGAATATCAAGCAATGGAAAATCATATGTCTAAAGAAAGAATTGATGAATGGTTGCTTGAAAATATGAATGAAAATAGTGAAGTTATTTATTTACACCAACATAGGAGGGAAAATGAAAGTTGTTAGTGATAAAAAGGAAATGATATTTAGAAATGAAATAAAATATCAAGACGAAAATGGCGTTGAACAATCTAAGACATTATATAAAATAAGTCTTAGCCATAAAAACGCTGATGGAAGTTATTCTCAAACAAGTATGTTATGTAAATTTCCTAAAGATACTGATTTAAAAACAAAAACATTAATTTCAATAAAACAAGCGTGGCTAGACTTCTATTTCAAAGATAGGAAAAAAGATACTGGGGAATCATATAAAGAAACAATTCCATATGTATTTATAAATGAATTTGAAATATGTGATGAATCTAACGAAACAAATAATTTACAGCCAGTTCAACAAAATTCAAAAGATTTAGATTTACCTAATAATTATAAAACTGATTATGAAGATACTGAAATTGTTTTAACTGATAATGATTTACCATTTTAGAGGTGTGATATGAGCAAAAGAAGTAAATGGACTGATTTTGATAAAGAAACTAAAAAATATATTAAAAAACGTGATGGGGGGCGTTGCGTAATATGTCATAAAGCAGGAGCAACTCAATGTATGCACGTTTTTTTAAGTAGAGCAAAAGGTGGACGTGGTTGTAAAGAAAATGGAGCTAGTGGTTGTCCTGAATGTCATAGAATAAATGATAATCCTATAGGACAAAAGGAAAAGGAATTATCTATTACTAATAATTACAAAGTAAAACAATATTTAGTTGATAAGGAAAATTTAGTAGTAAATAAGGAATTTATTGATTCATTAAGATATAAAAAACAGCCTACACCATTTGAAGTAAATACTGAAAAGCCTACGTTGAGGTGTAAAAGTTGCGTATTTTTAGTTAAAAATATACATACACATAATTCTATACCAAGTTATTATTGCAAGATTAAAA